TTGCTTACCTGCAGCAAGTCTTATCTCGTTTATAATAGGCGTAGTACTAGCGTTTTTAGAAATAGCGGTATCAAGTTTAGACTTCAAAACTCTTACAATAGTAAGCATTTTACTTCTAACTTGTTTTAAGCCCTCTGTGCTAAGTACTTTTTGTTGTAGTAAGTTTTTGTATTTAGCCTTTTCTTGAACAGGAGCAGCAGTTTCTTGTTCCACTGCAATACCTTTAGCTTGAGTTATATCGTCAGCTTGGGTTAGCTCTTTTTCTTTTTTAAACTTAATTAAAGCTTCTTTAATTCTATTTGTTATACCAGCTTGACTACCAATAAGATAACCTCCAAAGTCATCGTTGCCTTGAGGGTTTTCTTTTGTTTTAGGCTTAAAGTTAAGTATGTTTTTAGTTAATTGTACTCCAATAACTTCATCGTAAAACTCTTGGTAAGTTTTACCATAAACATTGTCAGCAACAATACCCATTCTTGCAGCCATTTTCTTAACCAAAGGAAACAGCATACCGTCTTGCAACTTTACAATTATTTTACCGGCTACGTCTTTCCATTCGGCTGAAGTCATATCAGCGGGTATCATGTCATTTAAAGCGTCTCCGATTTGCTTTTTATCTTTTCTTTCTCGTACAATTTCTTGCGTTTTAGCGGCGCTTACAGGCTTTTTAACAACCTGTTTAGCTACTTCAACTACTTCACCTTTTTCAGCTGCTTCTAATTTAGCTTCTAAAGATTCCATCTGTGCGCTGTGGGTATCAAAATCAATTGCACCGTCGTTAAGACTTTCATCTAGTGCGTCCATTTGCTCATTGATATTGTCAATAGTAAGACTAGATTTTGCAGCGCTTACTACACCTTCGCCTTTAGCTTGTAGCTTTGTAGCTCGCTTAGACAGCTTTCCTTTATCAATGTTTTTACGATAGTCTTTTATAAAATCATATACATCTCTACCGTTTCTAAACTCTATATTTCTATATCCAACTTTTCTAAAAAACTTAACAATAGGCTGCATGAGTTTTTGAAACTTAGTTTCGTTAAATTCAATGTCTTTTTTAGCAATCGCATCCGAAAATGCAGTTAAGTATTCTTCTGCATAATCTTCAAACGCTTTTTCTGAGCCGTCTTCCTTAAACCTGTAGTTGTCGTCAATTCTTTTTTGTACAGTATCCAAGTAACCCTCTTTCTCTAAAACTTTATTAAAGTCTTTTACAAGGTTAGCTGAGGCTGTTTTATCGCTAAAAGTTGACTTTAAAACTCTATGTAATAACTCATGCGATGCTGCAGAAAATGCACCTACTTCAGCAGCCCTTTGTTTGTTAATAAATACAGTTCCATTAGGACTTATGTAAGCGTCTGCTTCAGCTGGTTGCTTTGTAGCTTCTACAAACTCTTCAGCGGTATCAAATGTTTTAACATTTTCTTTACCTATTAGTTTTTCAACAATTTCAGTTTCTGCTTTTAGTTTTATCTCGCTAGCGTCTTTTGATATACTTTTAAGCGACTCGCTAATTTCTTTAATACGTTCTTTTTGAACAGATGCTAAAGCTTCGTCAACACCTTTTATTTTGCTTTCAAGGTTACTTTTTTCGGCAAGCAAGTTAACAACTTCAACTCCTTGTTCTGGCGTAAGGTCTAATCCAGTTTTTTCTACTTGCCTAATAGCTGATTCAGTTTGCTTAAACTTAGCTAAAGACTGAGAAGCTTGTTCTTTTGTTATATTACCTTTTGCGATTTCAGAGCGTAAGTTTTCTTTAACTATGCTTTCTGAGTTTTTTACTTTTACAATGTCAAACTGAGCTGCTGTAACAGGGTCCGCCATTGCTTTATCAAAAAGTTCATTGATATTAGCGCTTGGAGAGTCTGCTACAATTTTGTTAACTTCACTTTTAGCTTTTAACTTAGGTATTTTTATTACCTCTAAGCCGACAGTAATTGGAGCACTACCTAATCCTGCTACTCCTTCTAAAACAATTTCAGCAGTATCAAATTCTTGGCCCGCCGCTGCCATACCGGCAACTTCTCCAAGCGATCCTCCTGCCATTTCTACAGCTGCTCCCGCTGCAGTCGCGGTTCTCACTCCTTTACCTAACTTACCAACCGCTTTTACAGTTTTACCTGCTAAACCTCCTGATATAGCCTCAATAGTACCAATAGCTAAACCTCTACCTATGGCTTTTTTATTAAAGTCTTCATACTTCTCCGGATCGTTAAGTATTTCTCTAACGTTTTCTAAAGTAAATTCTTTATTGTTTGCTGCTAAATCTTCTTGAATTAATTGTCCGAATGTTAAACTAGATTCCATAGCTGCCATGGCACCTCCCATAAAACCGCTAATACCTGCAGGAATTGCTCCAACACCAAATACTGGTGCTCCAACCGCAGCTCCAGCAGCTGCTCCCGCTGTGGCGGCTGCTCGGGCTTCTCCAGATTTTAATACTGATCCTGCCGCAGAGGCTACAGAACTTATCAGTAAAGAAGTTAACGCTGTAGGGTTATTTACTAATCCTTTAACAACTCCAAAAATTCCTTTTCCTTCTTCGTTGTAAATTTTTTGAAAATCACGCATTTCATCAGACTGCATGTTTTCTTCCGCTAAATCTTTGTTTGCTTCTATAAAAGATATAACGTCTTCGTCAGTAGCCTTGCTCCCTTTTTTTTGTACTTCAAACGTAGGGTCTACAAGTCCACTTTGAGCAAAACCTTCTGCTCCTGCTCTATATATGTCACCGTAAAAATCTGTAATAATATTTTTACCAAAAGTTCTTTCTATTAAAGTTGCCTTTTCTTGCGTTTCTTCAGGTTTTTCGAAGAACCCTGCAATTTTTTCTTTAGCTTTTTGAACTCCTGGAAATCCTCTTTTTCTAGGCTCTGGTGATACCAATGAAGTATCTTCCGATGCTAATTCCGTACTTGCGGTTGGAATTTCTTGAGGCGCAACTTCCGCATCGTTTGTTGCTGCACCTGTTTGCTTTCCCGGAGCTACACTTGCTTCGGTTACTAACACTAAGCCTGCCTTAATGATATAGTCCTCTTTAGATAAACCGTTGTTTTTTGCAAAGCTTGTTAATTGTTCTTCAGTTATTACTTTCCCTGTTCCTTTTTGACGGTAGTCGCTCATAATTGTTTGTTATTAGTGTTTTTTATTTTCTTAGTCCTGTTGCTACTCGGCCTCCTTCAACGTTTAAAACCGGCTCGCCATTCCTTAATATTAAATTCCCTTCGTTGTCTTGTAAGTATAAAGGAAAATCACCCGATGTGTCAGGTATTAGTTTATCTGTAAAATTTCCTTCAGCATCTATTTCGCTAATCATAGGGGTTACCCTTTGATCAGCAAGTTTTGTACCTACTATTTGATAAGTGTTTCGTCCAATATTTATTTCAGCTAAACCACTTCCTCTTTTTCCTCCCTTTTTAAACCCTGCTGCTAATTGCTCTAAAGCTTCTTGCATATCGGATTTTTTTTCAACTTTAGGTTTATCTCTTTTTGCGTAAAGCTTTACGGTTTTCTTTAAAGTATTTTTAGCTTCTTCAAAATAATGGTCTTCAATAAGCTTAGCTACTTCCGGTTCGCCTAGTTTCTTTATGGCTTCGTTTACATTACCTTTTCCTTTCATTTTGTCCTGCCACACACTATTTAGATAGTCGTAGTTAGCAGGATCGTTTATCAAGCTATTTGTCAATCCTTTTACTTTAGCTCTAGCTTTTCCTTCGTCTAACTGAAAAGAGGCATACTCTGCATCAGCTGCTTTAAAGTCTTTGTCAGGTATTAGTATACCTTCACCTATTAAGTTTAGAGCATCTGGTTTTTCCCCAAATGCAGCATTCATAAAATTAGCAGCTGTGCCGGAATCATCTACAACGCTTTTAAAAATTGTGTAGTTTGGGTTATTTTTAATACCGTTAGTTATAGCCGTTATATTCAACTTAGATTCTTTTCCGTCAACATTAGTTACTAAGAATCTGCCGCCGTTTTTGCCTGTTACCATTTTGGTATTTTTACCTCCGCTCCGCATGTCGGATACAACGGCTAGCATGTCTGCGTCATTAGTAAAGCTTATGGAACCTGTGCCTCCAGGTGTTTTCATTATAGCTTCACTGTACTGGTCAACCATATACTTACCGGTAGACAAGTCTCCTATAAGCTGCTCTGGGTACTTATTAAGCCTAGCGATTTCAGCTTTTGATTTAGCTATTGTTTCAGGCGTTGCAAACGTTTTAGCCATTAAATCATATTGTTCCGCTATTTTTCGTTTAGTAGCTTGAGCCTCTTCGTATATTTCTTTCTCTAAAACAGATCCTCCTTCTCCTGAGTCTAAACCTAATTTATTAATATCATCATCAATAGCTTGTTGCTCTGCTAGGCTTTTACCAATAATTTCGCTCTTACGCTTTCTTTCTGCATTTGCAAAGTCGTAAACTTGAGTTGTTAGTTTTTGTATTCCTTCGTAAACTGCCGAACCTGTATTTGCTACTACTGGATCTGGATTTCTATATGTTCCCATTTAGTCTTCTTGTTTTAAAAATGATGATTGCGGCTTATAAGTAAACCCTGATTCGGTTGTGTCAATATTCTGAATACCGCCTGTAAAAGCTCCTTTACTTGATTTTTTAGCCGCTTGCTCTGCTTGTAAACCTCCAGCAGCGGTAGCTACATTTCCTAAACCTGAAATAGCTGATCCTATCGCTCCATCTCTAGCTTGTTGGTTTGCTGCAACCTGCCCTCGATAAGAATCAATTTCAGCTTGTTTTCTATCTAGCTGAACACCTTCTCTAGATTCCGTAGCTTCAAATACATATGCTTTACCTTGAGCTTCTGCTTGTTGCATACGTTTAGCTTCACTCATTTCGATACCTTGAAGTCTTTGAGCTTCACCCATTTTGGCGGCGTCCAGCCTCATTTCTGTTTGAACTCTTTTTTCCTCTAGTGCTTGCTCTTGTTGTTCTATACCTGCAGCAACGCCTCTTTTGCTTGCTAAAGCAGCTTGAGCCAAAGCAGTTGCTCCACCAGCGCTTGCTCCTGTCGCAGCTAAAGTATCCAGTGTATTTGCTAAAGCAATATCTGCTTCTTCAATTTTAATTTCAGCAGCTTGTGTAGCTACACCAATATTGTTGTATCTGTTTTTTAAGATGCTACTAGTGTCAGACGCTAAGCCTGCTACGCTTTCCATATTTTCGTATGGATTTATAATTGGTTGTCTACTAGCTTCTAAATCCGCTAATTCTCCCATAGCTCGACCTACTTTACCTTTAGCTTTTTGAGCTCTTTGGTTTGCGCTAATAGCTTGCACTCCGCTGCTTACTACTGCTGCACTTGCTGCTACTATAGCTGTTACTGCTGCCATATTAATTGATTTTTTTAATTATTTCGTAAGAAGGTTTCGTATCTACGTGGTACCCTAGCTTCTTATGTGTTTCCATTAAATGTTTATTTCTTCCAATGCTGAATATATATTTATATCCTTGTTGCTTGCAAACTTCTTCTGCTCCGTTTATTAAAAGTTCTATAGCTTCTTTTCTATTCTTACCTTTATATGTAGGATCAGATACTATGAACTCTAACAAAGCTGTTTTAGAGTTTGCTGTATAAACAAACCCTGCTACAATTGGTTTACCGTCGCTTTCAACCATAAATCCACCCTTACCGTCGTCAGGAAGCATGTCTCTAGGAGGTGCTTTCCATTCTTTCCAAGCATCCCACCAAGATACTAATGTGTCCCAGTCAGAATCCTTGAGCATTCTAATATTTAATTCCATTTAATTTAATTTAATATGATGATTCTGTGTAGTTAGAAGATACTGCGTACAGTTCTTTTTTACTACCGAACTGAGTAACTCTGTCCGTTGATATTTTTACAGTAGCAAACATTCCTTTAATACCTGATACGTGATTACCAAAAGATACTTCTCCTGGATTACCGGTACTGTTGTTCACTAGGTTAGTCATGTACTTGTTTTCTTTTCTGTTGAACCCTGCTCTATTTTTTGTATGTGGGGGAAACGGAGTGCCAAAAGCTGCTTGATAATCTTGAGGCCGGACTACCGCTCCTGAATTAGGTACTACAACATATTCTCCTTCTACATAACTTAGTATTTCTTTAGCTACATCGTTTCTATTTACAAAATTTCCAGAAAAGGATTCCGGTCCAGTGCTGCCAGATTCAAAAGATTCAACTTTCCACCCATTGCTGCCTTCGTAACCCATAGTTAAGAACGACTTAGGCATCGATGACTTAGCGTTAAAAACAAAAGTTACAGAAGAATCAGAAGCAGTGTTTCCGTAAAAAGAATTATGCGAATCCTCACTAGCATGATGTTCATGCAAACCTTTTTCTGTATCCGTAGAGTTGCTATTAGTAGAATAAAATTTACCTTTAAGGCTAAAAAGTTGATCAGGTTTGTAATCGTAAAAACTAACCCATCCTTTCGATTGCTCACTAAATGATAGTGTTTTATAAGAAGTTCCGTTATAGTCTTGTAAAGACAAAATATAGCTACCAGATTCTGAGTCGTATCCGCCAACAACTTTACCTCTTACGTTGCTGTTGTGGTTTAAAACCTCCATTTCATCTCTAAAAAAGTCTTTCATACCATACGCGGATATTTCTGTAATCCCGTCAGTAGAAAGCCTTAATACCAAATTTTTGTTTCTGTCTGTAAAATATTTTCTATTAGCATACTTTGCAAAACTTCCAGGGTCTTGCGATATACCGTACTCTCCAGTATAAGGCACTACTTGCCCGATAACTTGAGAGCCAGCAGTCGTTATACCTCCTCCTTCAGCAGAATATATAGCGTCTTTATCTATCAAAGCTTTACTTACTTTCAATTCTTGAAACACAGTAAGATTTGTATCTTCTGCATAAAGCTTTTGTATACTTCCTTTGGAAGGATCTAGAGTTCTCGTAATTTCTGAACCTGTTGGGAACTGGTTTGTATTATTAATACCTGTTCTAGAGTTAAATATACCAGAGTATATTAAACCGCTTTGTCTTATAGATCCTGAATTTGTTTCAGATATTAAATAAGCTTTAGCACCAAAATCAACAGAAGTATTATTGTAACCGCCTCTAATCCTGCTTTCTTCAATAATCCAGTTTTTTGCAGTATTGTCAGCTAAACCTGGAGTATCTTTCCAAACAGGGTTTCCACTACCGTCTACGGTCTTCCTTAAGTTAAAAGCATTAAAGTATTTTACTTCTATTATTGCTGCCATGTATCTATAATTACTTGTTTGCGTTATTATTTAGGTTTAGAGTTTTATACTAAGGCGTAGGCATTCTCCATAAAGAAACGTTCGTGTTCACATGGTCCGTTTCTACATATAATGTGTTAGTGGAAGGTAGGTAAGCTGAAAAGCGTTCGTCCGCGTTCGTTGCGCCGCTAACCAAAGTCAAAGTGTTCATGCCAAAGTGATCTTTTTGGGCACTGCCTTGAGCTGTCGTATTGGTAGACATGTTAAGAGTCAGTCTGTCTTCATTTTCATCTGTTATATATATAGGCCCCATAAACTCAAGGGTTGGTTGGGTTGTTGCGCCCGAAAGGTTAAAAGACCCTACCATTCCCGGTCTACTTACTGCTGCTACTTCTGGGTCAGTAGTTCTTGGCATCCATCCGGACCCGCCTGTAACACACTCAACGTTACTTATTTGACCGCTTCCTCCGGATACAGTAAAGTTGAAAGTAGCACCAAAAGCCACTCCTCCAAGATCATCCCAAGGATAACCACTACCTCCGTACCCGTCATATGTAGCAGGTGGTGTTAAAGTTTGGTTAGTATAAATTCCATCAGGTATCCCCACTCCTACGTTTATTACCTTCCAGCAAGCTGTATCTGAACTTTGAGTTATAGCAGCGTCGCTAAAAAAAGACGTATTATAGTACATAATTCTAACCTTATGGTAACTATTGCCTGCAGCAGTATCTGTAAAAAAAGCGGCAAGAACCATCTGCGGCTGATAGTTACTCGTTACTATAGTTCTTACATCTTCTGCACTTATGCTTTTGCTGCTGTTATCTGCTAGTAAGTCTTCTAAGTGCTTTTGAGTTTTTAATGTTCCCATTTATTTTTGTTTTTTAATTTGTTTTTATATATCAAAGTCTGTTGAAAAAGCTGTTGAGAATGCTCCTTGTCTAAAGTCAAAAGAAAGATCAGTAGAAACAACACCGCCACCAGCATCTGTTAATGTAACTGAAAACTCTTGCTGCCCACCTCCGTGCCCGGGTTGAGACCTCCATAAAACCCCGTTATTGACGTTTAAGTTATATTTAGCGGAATTAGGATATAAAATAGACATTATAGCCCCTACTCTACTGACCGTTACACCACTTATTTCCGGGTCTACAATAGCCCAAGACAAGTCTTCGGTTTGCTTAGATGTTTTCGAAGATCCATTTTTACCTGTAAAAGCTATTAAAGGAGAAGTAGCTGCGGAGTAAAAAGTATAATATAAAGGCTGAGGGTAACTATAAGGGTTTATAATCGGGTCAACATTTGATAAATTTCCACTTGCTTCACTTTCAAAAGGAGGCGCTGAAAAAGCTATAGTATCTCCATCGCTTAAATTAACAGGGTTACTAAGTGTAACCGTGGCTGTGTTTGCGTTTTCGTCTAAAGCAACTACCTCTGTAATATAAGTCCCGTTAGCTATTCCGGAAGCGTTCGCAAACATACCTAAAAAAGGCGGTTTACCTGATGTGATTTGGTCAAGCACAACCGTATTAGTATTTAACACTGCTCCGTTCGCTTCTCCTGATGTATTGTCGTCCATATTTCGAATACCAAAATTAAAAGTAAAATTTTGATCAACTTCAGCATTTGGTCCGTAATAAAAGTTCTCAAGTATTTTAATTCTATATCCGTCTGATTGAGTACCTGCACCGACTACATTAAAAGCACTTGTACGATCCGCGCCCGTGTCGTCTTTTACCGAAAAAGAAGTTATAGTAGAAGTATACAAGTTAGCTCCAGAAGCGGTACGTGGCCAAAATTCTATAGTCACAAAAGGGGAATCTTCTGCCCCTGTATCTGTACCGGATCCGTCGTAGTTTTGATTTTCGTTTTGCACGTAGCCTAAAGAAGATAACCCTTGAGCAGGGGTACCGACACCGTTTATAATTGCTGTGTTCAAATCAGATATTAAACCTGTACTTGAAGTTTCATAGTATATATCTACGTTAGATTCAAAAGGAGTCGTTTCTACAATAGATAAAAACGGTTCTACTGCATTTGCGTGTGTCTCCCCTAAAGGCTCAGGGGTTTGTATCCTTACGATTAAAGGATTGTCTTCGTCATTATATATATGATTATGGCTATCGCTAGTTACATTAAGCTTATTTAGTTGATCAAAATCGGCTATTGTAACAGCATTGTATTTATCATCACCTGGATATACTTGCTGATTAAATACGCTAGCCCCAGTTCCCTGGTTTTCAACCATAGGATACAACACCGCGTTAGTAGCGTACAGTGTTTGGTCTGGTCCAACTTCTTGAAGCTCCCTTGGCACTTTATTTATGTTATCACCTATCAAAGCTGCGTGTGCTATTTTTCCAACATCTGTAGTTCCGGTTAAATACCCGTCAACAATTCCTGATAAGTAAACATTATAGTATTCTTGTTCTGTTTGCTTCACAACAATTTTATAAGAGTACCAGCCTAAAGGATTTGTAGTGGCATCGTATAAACCAGGCTCTCCTGTTGCTTGCTCAAACCTAGGAGACAAAGGGTTAAGCGTACTACGGATTTGTTCGTTTATCTGTATCTTTAAAGAGTTGCCTATGTCATCTTTAACCGACACGTTTCCACTAGCGCTACTCTTGTAAGGAAAGTATATAGTCGAAGCTCCAAAACCGTTAGAAGTATTATTATTTATAACAGAAGAAAGAATAACGTCTGATTCTCTTCCGTACCTATCTGACAAAACAAATCCCACTTGATAGTTTCTGTTTCTTTTTACGGTGTGCTCAGGATACTCAACTTTAGCATAATCATATCCGCTACCACTTGAAAGCTTTTGATTTGCAGAAACTTGGTAATTCAGCGAAGCAGGGGGTGTATGCTTATCGATGTAATTACCGTATATGACTCTGTTGCCGCTAACCTCTTGAGACAAAGCCCTAACCGGCGTTTTGTCATAAACCCTGACGGCTTGATTTGCCGGTAAAGTTTTTACAGGCTTTCTAGATTGATAGTTATATTCATAAACAGTAGAAGAATCGCTTGCCTCAGCAATTTCCTGAACAGTAATAGTGTCTAAAACGCTAACAATATTGCTGTTTGACTCTTTACCTAGTATGTCTACTTCTGTAATTTTAAACTCGCTAGCAAGGTTTTGACCTTGCGCTGGTAATGGAAGCTGTGCTTGCACAAAGTTTACTTTATTTTCCATAAAGCTTACTATGGTACTTTTGTACGTTTCGTCTTCTTGACCAGCTAGGAAACTCCCGTCTTGTTTGGGTATGAAAACTATTTGTGTGAATGGAGCAATAATAGAATACTCCCCGTCTTCAAACTTAAATCTATAGCTAAGTCTAGCAAACTTGTCTTCTAAATAGGCAGGGTCTCCAGCGTAGCTAGCATTGTAATCTGGATTAGCGGTAGATCCATTAGGTAGGTTAACACTTGTAGCATCCTTCATAGTGGTTTTGTAAGTGCCACTATAATCTTTGTAAAGATTTAAAGGTTGATAAGGCGAGTACTTAGCTACAGACACATGGTCTTCGTTTAAGTAATGTTGAGGGTTTTCAGCAGCTTTTACTGTGTTTATTTTTCTAGGCTGGTTCCTGTTATCCGTCCAAAATAATAAATTCTCTAAAACATTAACACCGTATATACGATGCGTTGTAGAAAAGTTAAGCCATCTTCCTTCTGCTAAAGTAATTAAATTACCAGTACCAGCATTGTATCTATACACTTTAGAGTTTGTTCCATTCCCGGTAGTGTCGGCTTGGTGGTTTACTAACTGATTGTTAGAAGTATCAGTGTAGTTTGTCCAAAACAGATACATATTGTCTTTAGATTCGTCTACAGCATAACCTATAACTTCTCCTCCATCTAAAGATTCAAGCAACAAAGTACCTCGTATGTTTTCAACTGCACCTACATCACTATCTTCTGATTGCGAAATAGCTACGTTAAAAGCTTCTCTGTACTCATTACTAGGTATAAGTCTATCATCTAAGTCTTGATTCATCTTAGATGCTAGAAAGCTGTTTTTAACTTCTGCCATGCTTATTTAATTTGTTTAGATTTATTACGCATTACCTGCACAATTTCACTTAGCTTTATGTTAGACAACCTTATTTTTGCATTTCTTAATTTAGCACTTCTGTCGCGCTTTAATCTTTGAACTACATATTCAGGTTGGTTTGCTCTTCCGGCAAGAATAGAGTAGCTTATATGAGCATACATAGCGTCTTCTGCCATCTTAGGAACCTTAGTGTCTACATCGTATGCTAAACCGTCAGAAATATACTCGAATATTATATTTTTGTTTACTAAGTCGCTACTGAATGAAAGCTTGCCTTCTCTTTCGTTCATCGTAAACCACCCGTTGTTTTGTGCTGTAGATGGATTGAGCCCGTATCTTTGACCTATTAGATCGTCTTCTACAGCCGTTGTTTCTGTGCTAATAGACTTCCAGTCATCTTCCATTTTAGAAAATCCAGGGCTTATGTTATTACCATAGCTATCCTGCAAAGGAATACCTTCGTTGTCCTGAGTTAACAAAGTAGACGGGTTGCTAGTTAATGTGGTAGGGTATATTTTTCTCTTCACTCCTGAATCATCCGTGTAAGATATTCCTACGTAGTTTACGTAGTCTTGCGGTAAAGGTAGACTTAGACTAGGGGGAATATTTAACTCTTGAGATTTAACACTTTTAAGTGTATCATAAGAAAATTCTTGTAAACCTCTTTTTGCGTGAAATATTATGTCTGATTTTTTTGCGCTAGGTATAAGTTTGCCTTGTCCTACATAAGCTACTTCAAAGTTATTTATTATATCAGACAAAGAAATGTAAGCGTATTTTCCGTAATTACTTTCAACAACTGTAGTCAAAAGCTGTATTAAAATAGTAGCTGCGTAAGGTATAGACACATTATTTGCATTAATGTAAACATCATTACCGTTTATATAATAATCACTCCCCGGGTTTTGTAATACTTCTCCGTTTATTGATACTTGAAAGTTAGTAGGTATTCCTTGTGACGGGTTTTCCATGACTAAATCAGTATCTCCTTTCCAGGATATAGGTAATTGAGCGCTATTATAATATACTATAGATTGCTGACCTGAATAATAATGTGCGTTGTTTTCTGTTATTAGTCCCATCTATTAGCTTTTTTCGTTTATGTTTTGATTTTGTATAGCTGCAGAAGCTGCTTGAACTATTTGAGGATTGTTTATAACTATACCAGCATAAGCTAGTATTCTTAGTATCACTTCTGTTTGTTCCGAGCTATGAAGGTCGAAATCGAAAGAGCCGCTAGTTTTGTACTGATAAACACCTATATTTTGATCTGTAGTAAAGTTCCATCTTACTTCTCTAGGCTTTTTTATAAAAGACATATATATCTCGCTAGATATAGATTCGGGATACACGTATAGCAGTGATCCTTCTTGTATGAAAACCGGTTGAGTTGCAGAAGGTTTTGTCAAAGGCGATCGAATTATATTAATATACTCGCTTCTGTTAGTTTTTTGTAGTTCTGTGTCTTTGTAAACTAAAGCGTTGATGCGGTGTGCTTCATTGCCAAGTTGTGAAGTTATTGATATAACCCCACTGCTAGTCTGTTGTCCTAGTTCATATTTTACAAAGCCAGATATTTTTTCTTCTAAATAAGCAACTCTGTCAGCGTAATCCGTATCTGTTTGAGGAGACCTTGTTAATTGGTTTAGATCTTCAAAATATTTTTCAAATATCTCAAGCTGTACTTGTGTACCTATTCTGTTAAACTCTTCAGGAGTCATATACCCTCTCTGCTCTTTGTTGAGTATTAACAAAACTGTTTTATATACAGTATTTACGTTTATTGCCATTTAGTTTTGTTTTAATGTAATATAAGGGGATAGAGTTAACTACCCCCTATATTTATATTACGTATTAATTTATTTTTTTCTCTATAGACTTAAGAACGTCAATTCCTTCGTCTGTCTTAAAGAATGCTGCCATAGCTGAATATGCGTTTTCATCAAATGGCACTGTCATTAACTTCCTATTATTGCTAGTCCAGTTAAACGTTCTGTTATCTGAACTTAAAGATATAATACCCATTTCCGTTGCTTTAATCGCTACGTTGCGCAGATGAACATTTTCGTCGTTAGCTAGTTCTATGAACAAACCTGGATTTGCTTTAGCAAACAAATATAAATCTCTTTTTATTTCTTTAGAGCTCATTTCTGAAACTTCAGATCCTTTTTCTACTCGTAAGATTGCTTCTGCTTGATCGATGTCCATATCTCTTGCTGAGCTGATTGCTTCAAACTCTAGCTCCATGTCTTCCAATTCATCAACGGCTTCTTCCTGAGCGTCAAACTCGTAGTATTTTTTATTTAAGTCTGGGTGAAAAAGTGACAATAGTTTTTGCAAGTTTTGTTCTTGCCTAGGAACACTTAATACTCCGTTCTCAAATACAATTTGCCCTAGTGTAGCCTCTCCTTTCTGATCTTGAACAAATGGAGACGCTTGGTTAGTAGCATATCTAATTTCTTTTTGTACACCTTGATCTTCGTCAAAATATAGCAATGGTTTTAACCGAGAGTGCCTAGACTTCAACCTAAATGTAAGTGGCTCTTTATTCCCCGTTAGGTAATAGTTCCTGTCTTTAATTTCCCACTTTGGTTTTGTAGGCGCAGTTACTTTATTTTCTTGTACTTTTACTTGAGGTGCAACCTCTGCTTTTTTTGCTGTAGCTTGTTTAGCCATAATATAATAAAATTTAATAGTTTTAAAAAGTAATAATTACCCCCGCTAATACAACGGGGGTAAAAATTACAGTAATATACTCTTGATTATGTGAACAATACGAAATTGTTAGCAGCTTGTACACACAAACATCTTTCAGACAAGAAGTGAACTTCCATTGCATCCAAAGAAGATGTTGCAGCACCTCCAACAGAACCAGTCAACCAAGATTTCATTCTACGGTCATCAGCTTCTGAAGCTCGGTAACGTACGTGCAAGAAAGGACGTCTGATGTTAGAACCAAGCGATTGGTCATAAACAGTAGAAGTTCCAGCAGGTACAAGAATACCGTTGATAGATGCGTCAGCAGCAATTCCACGAGTGGAAGCGTCGTTCAAGTATTTCCAGTCAGTCTTGTAGAAATCGTAAGATCCTCTACGGAAACCAGAGAATCCAAGATTCAAAGCCATTTGCTCATCGTTGTTGAATACACCGTAAGCAGATCCAGCACCAGTGTTACCACCGTCAAGTCCAGCAAGCATATCGTCAAACGCCAAAGCAGTCTTTCTGTTCAAGAACAACATGTTCTCTTCGATAGAACCTTCTTTGTCAAGCCCTTTAAGGATATTGTCAAAGTCTGTCAAAGATCCTGCGTAAGCATTATCAACCTGTCCTCTAGAAGAAACAGCAGCGAACAATCCTTCAGTACCTTCGATCCCTGTTGGAACATCTCCGTTACCTGATTTCTTCTCTCCTTCAACTACAGACATTTCAAGATAATCTTCAAAACGCAAACGAGTTTCTCCTTGGCCTTTCAAGTACCACAAGTATCCAGAGTCTCCTCCTTCAGTAGTTACTTCAACCCATCCAATTTGAGAAGCGTCAGATCCGCTAATTTCAAACTTATCTTTAATGATAATAGGTTTGTTTGAGAACTGAGTGAAAGAAGGTTCGATAGATACAGCTGTAGTATCGGTTCCTTTTTTGTATTCAGATCCGTAAACAAATACTTTTACTCCAGTTGCTCCAACAGCTGCGTGAATTTCAGAAGCGCTTTGAGAATAACCTTTAATAGTTACTTTCCCTTCTCCCGCTGTTGCAGCAGAAATGTAAGCTTTTGCAGATGCAGAACCGTCTGCTTTGATAACCAAAATAGTTTGTCCAACAGCCAAAGCGTGCCCAATTGGCAAACCTCCTGAAGCTCCAGCAGTAGTAACTCCTAATACACCTGCGTTTGTAAGAGCAAGCGTTTCGTAAGAAACATGCAATCTGTTTTGCTCAGACCATACAACTTGGTCAGAAGTCATAGGAATTTCTGCTCCTACCATTTTTAAAAATCCTCCGACAGTACGATTTCCGTATCTTTCAACTTCTGCTTCGTATACTTCTGGAAGGTATTGCTGCGCCCAGTTTGCACTGTCTGCACTAGCACTTGTAAAATCGATGTAGTTAGTACTTAGTGTCGATTTTTTTGCGAAAGGCGTTAAGCCTGATCCACCTGTTAATCCCATAATAAAATGTTTTTAATGTTAATTGTTAAATGATTTTTTAATTCTTAGTTTTGAAGAATCAACACCGCTAATAGCTTTTACCTTAAAACCTCCAATGGTAACATCAGTAGGCGCTGTCGACCTTGCCTCTGTGCTAACATTTTTAGAATTTGCCATAACATCTTTAACCGCATCAGCTTTGCCTTGCTCGTAAAAATGCTTTGCAATGGTATCTGCGTTTTCAGCAGCATAAATAGCTTTGTGATAACCTTTCGTATCCACTACATCACCTTTGTCATTTAGGAACTTCCCAATTAGGTTATTAATGTTTGATTGGCTCTCTGCAACTTTATTTACATTTTGAACACCGTATCTAAATGTTTTTTCACCTACTTTGAAATCAAAACCTTTGAAATCTTGTGAAAACATTTTTTTGGTAGATTCTTTAAATGCAGAATGTTGCTGCTCAGCTACTTTTTGATTTTCGTTGTAGCGGTTGAAAAAGTCTGAAGCTTTTTGTTGGTCTGTAGATAACTCAGGTCTTAACTTAAGATCTGCGTAGTATTTGCTCTTTAAACCGTCTAAAAACTTTTTTGCTTCTGCAACTGCTTCTTTTTTTGCGAGTTTCTTTTTGCGGATATCTCGCTCCTCATCTATTTCTTCGTCAAAGTCAAACTTGTCTTCCATTAGAAAATCAATTTCTACATTATCTAAGTGCGACTTTGTTTGCTTGTAATATTCTTTTAATAGTACGTCGGAATCTACCGTAGAATAATCAGTATTTAATCTGATATAATCCTGCATAGTTCCACCTGTTTCTTTCATGAAGTCTACAAGCTTTTCTACGTTTTCAGGTAATTCAGCTTTGTCAGTAGTTTCAACAGCTTCTTTTGGAGCTGTATACTCTTCTGCAGGTTGTTCACCTATTGTAATTACTTCTTCTTCGGTGGCTTCAACTTGTTCTTCTTTAGTTTCTTCAACTACCTCTTCAAGCCCTGTTTGAGAACTTTCTTCTTGAGCAACGGTTTCTTCTACCGTTTCTTCTTGAACAGGTTCGTTTTCTTCTGTTTTAGGGTTAGATAAATCAACTTTGATTACATCTTCTTGTTTGTTTGAGTACTTAGGCTCTTTGCTTAAGTCTACTTTAATTGTGTCTGACATGATAAGATATTATAAAATTAGTAATTATTTATTACCTAGGCGTAAATTGCTCTAGGCCAAATCCTCCGAGGTTGTCAAATCCGGCTGACTCAAAATTCTTTGGTAAAGAATCATTTTTTCTTTGATCAATCAATTCGCTTTGCTGCGTTGCTTGAATTTTTGTTCTTTCGTCTTTTCTATCTTCTTTGTATTCTTCGTTCCCTTTTTTAGCGCTTGCATTGGCTTGGGCTAGTTGAAGATTGTATTGAAACTCTAACTCCATTAACTGACGTTTTATTTCAGCTTCTTGTTGCATTTTTTGAATTTCAAACTGAGACTTAGACTGCTCAACTTTTATCTTGGTTTCCGATAAAGCTTGCTGCTTTTGAACCTCTGCCATAGCAGCTGCTTCAGTAGCTTGAGCGTTTGCTTGTGCTTGTGCCTGAATATTAGCTTGTTGCGCTGCTCTGTCTGATTCTTCTTTTTTCTTTCTTCTAAATTTAATAGATTCGTTGGCTAACTTAATATTCTTAATTTGGCGAATATCAATTGCATCTTCTAGGTTTATACCTCCAGCCTGTAGAGCAACTTGTATATTTTGTTCTAACTGCTGCTTAGCTTCTTCGTCAGGTTCTAGTTCTAAGTATATACCAAAGTCATGGGCGTTCAATTCACTAATCTCTTCAAGAATAGCCGCATTGTAAACAGACACACTAGACTCTAGTGACTTTTTGGTTAATGGATATTGTAACAAATCCGCAATTTTAAGGGAAATGTTTTCGCACGTTCTAAGAGTTAAATAAAGACTAGACTGTAATATATGCCTAGTAGCGGTATTTGAGTTAGCTGCGGCCATTTTTTGTAACCCTACTAAAGCATTTTTATCCGGTGTACTACCGTCTCTAGCTTCATTTAAGCCGGTTACGTCTCTAATCATTTGTAAGTAATACTGATAAGTATTAATTAATGAGTTGATTTTTCCTTGACCAGACGATGATGCTAGCTCTTGCACAGGCACTTTACCTCTGTTCATATCCCCTTCTTGAGTAAGAGATCGCCCAACAACACTACCGGTTTGGAAATACATATTAAGAGCTTCGGATGGATTGTAATTTGTACCGTTACCTAAATCCACTTCTGCTAATCCGTCCATATCTAAGAATACACCGTCTGGCACTATTCTAGACATAACTTGTTGCAACTTTAAGTGTGTAAGCTGGATCATATCTGCAAACCCAGTAATGCGGCTAACTAAGGACTCAATTTTACCTTTATACATTCTAGGAGCACATATAGAGTAGTTCATAGCTACTTTAGTTGTGTCCGCAAATGGTCTAGTCATATTTTCCGCTAGCTCCCATTTAAGAATTTTATCGTGGCCTAACAATTTAACTCCTGTGTATAGAACTTCAATAGTTCTAGAAACCTTTTTAAAAGAATCATTTTCAGGAGGATTAAAGCTATCTGTTTTTTGAATTGCTTTTTCCAAGCCTTGTTCCGTTTCTTTTATCTTAAATACTTGAGTTCTGTATGTTTTGTACTCAAAATAAAGCAAACCAATTTCTCCTTCAGTATAGTTGTTATAACCTGTTGCATAGTTATTAGAGCTACCAAGCTTCTCTATTTCTTTAAGCTCCTCATTAGAAAGCCTAGGAAACTCTTTGGCTAGTTCTGCTGTTGTTATACTTTTTGTTTCTCCTACATAGTATATATCCTCAAAGTTAGGGTCTTCTGTGTAAGAGTAAATTATGTTAGCTGGGTCTACGTAATCGACCACAATACCTTCAGCCTTGTTAAAGCTAGTTTTAGTAGCGGCTATACCTATTGTCGCTAGGTCGTAGTTTAGCCTTCTTTTAGTTAGAATATATTTATTCTTGTCCAGTACATTGTTAATTACTTCTTCTTGAGCTATTTCTATGTTTTGTTTATAGTCTAGCTGCATGTGAAGAGAAAGCTGATTTTCGTTTTCAGGCAACATAGAAGGATCCTCTACATTATAGGTATCCATCCCTAACTGTCCCATCATCTTTTCATTAAACTCTCTAGTATTCATATCCGCTACAATTGCAGATACGTAATCCGTTCTTTTCTTAGAAGATTCAGGATCTTGAGCATACGCTTTTATATCGTAGTTCTTTTGAGATATACCGTTAACTACTATATCTACAAATTTAGGTATAACAGGTACAGGTTTCCAGTCTAGGTTTAAATAAGATAAATCTCCATTTATAGAAAGCTCATTCTTGTACTTTTGAACACTTTGTTCTCCTCTGGCATAAAGCCTAAGCTGATGAAAATTATTGTAATTAGAAGAAAACCTATTATTAGATGTTCTGGAACTTCCAAACCATTCGTGTTCTATAGCTCTTGCTACTTTTAGCCCATACTCTAAGCTAGATTTTTCTTCGTCGCTTACGGTTTGGGTTGGAAAAGAACTGTTGTAATTAGTTTCTATCATTTATTTTATTATTTTCGAAGTAAATCCTTTGTTGTCATATTTTTTAAACGGTAAACTTATAGCTTTGCGTTCTCTAACTGCTACAGGTGTGTACCTATTTTTATTGCAAGCCATTATAGCCAAACCAGAACTAATAGAAGCATCGTGTTTTGTTCTATTGTTTATATTAAATTTAGCCCAGTCTTCAAGTGTTCTTTGCATATACATGTTACCATAGCTTTCGTCGCGGTAACCCACGTGATCCTCTATATAAGATTCTATAGCTGCAGCATGCGCTTGCTTTATATCTTCACTTGAATTAGGTATTCCACCAATTTCTCTCTCTGTAACAGATAATTTATTCCAGACCTTATCTGGTCTATTCATACTAAACCCTCTGTACCCTCTTCTTTTGAAATGATATAGTAACCTAGGTTTATTGTTCTCAGCTAATATAGGCATACCGTAAAATACGCACGCCATAAGTACGTCCTCAAAAAACATTTCAGCCGTTTGTGGTCTAGCTATATATTCCAGGAAAAAACAATTAGGAGGCGCGTCTTCCATGCTATACTTAGTTAACCCGTGTAAGGCTCCGTTAGAACCTCTTTTGTCTACTGTACCAGATATATCGTAGCTATCACAACCGAACGCGCCCATGTGTTCATTACCCGGATGTCTTACTCCGTTCTTTATTATCACCTGGTTTTGAAGATTATTAGGTGGCACCCATGATATTTTAAATCTACCATCTTTATTAGGATAAAAAAGTACTCTTGTATCTTTTATACCGCCTTCCCATCCAAAACTACCCGTAGTAACTACAGCTGTGTTTTTTAGGTCTTCATTGTAATCAATCTGTTCGTATATCTTGGTTAAATTAAATATAGACTCTTTTGCTTCATCTCTAAATGCGTGCTTCTCTGTTCTAGGAAACTGTCTGTAAAATTCATTTAACCCGTCTTGATCATCTTTTAAACCTTCAACTTCATTTTCCCAGTGTTCTATAACTCCTATGTCTATTGGTTCTCCATCAATTCCTTTGATTGCTTTCTCTGGAGTATTGAATACAGGTAAGCCATAAGCGTCGATGTATCCTTCGTAATTCCATTCCATAGGTATGAACAAAGAATATAGTCCTGAGC